CGCGTTGCCATTTCTGACCCCTTTCGCTAGGGCCAATTCTAGCTGAGACTCCATTTTATCAAGGCGCGACACTATTGGAATATTCTCCAATTTGATTATGTAGCGAAGGCCAGCAATCAGTAAGGCGATAGAGCCTAAGACTGAAGCGACTAAGGTGGCCAAGTCAGCCGCTGGCATTAACGGACTTTGCCGTAACGCTCGTAGTTAGGGTTAAGCCAATTAATGATACTAGGCAAGACTGATACGAGAGCTGCATTGGCAATTGCATCGACATCTAAGCCGACTGCTAGATAAGTCGCTAGTGCCGTTGCTAGGAATGTCTTTGCCCAGCTCTCTGCTGCTTTCTTTAAATCGCTCATTAGCTTCTCCTTCGAGGTTGAAATAACTGCCATCTTTGTCTCCCAAAGTTGTGAATGAAATGTGGAAATGCGACCGGTGAGGATTAGCGCCTTTATAAGTTCTGCGCTTCCATCCCAGTATTGGACTCATAATCTTGCCATCGTAGATTATGTATTTGATTCGCTTATCGCCTTTCTTGGCTAACTTACGAATCTTCTCAACTAGAGCATAAGCTTCTTCTTTGTGAGCTGATAAATCAGCATCAATATCTAATCCTCTAACGATTCCTGACTTAGCGTCTGGTATATGGTCAGAAGTGCCTTTTGCAAGATGCCTAGCGTCAGCAATCCAACCATCAGACTTGCGGTCGCGATCAGGATAATCATCATCGATTTGATTCCTTAATTGAATTCCTGCTGCGCATAGTTTAGGCATTTGCTTCAATCCAGCTTAGAGTATCTTCATCCCAACGCCATAGACCTTCTTCAGGTTTTTGTGTTGGAGGTTGCCAATCAAAATTGTTATCTAGCGACCAAGATGGGTAAGGCTGAGGCGCAATAAATACATCATTAATTGCATCGTAAGTAAAACCAATGCCTGCGTATTGTTTGCGAATCTTGCCGTTATATGAGGTGCGCTTAACTGTGTAAGGCGTTCCCAAAGCGTAATAAGTTTCTGTATCTAACCCATCTATTAATTCTGTTTCATCTTTGCCAACTATTACTGCAACCACAATATTGTTATTATCTAAATATGCGTAATGTGCCATTATGCCCAACTAACTGTATCTGATACGCCTGCTGCTGTAATTGTAGAAATCTTAAATGCACCGCTAGTGCTAGTGCTTTGTGTTACGCCACCGCTAAAGGTTGCAGTATAACTTATAGGATATTTAAGAATAATAATTCCTGAGCCGCCAGTTCCACCATTACCCCCTGAACCAGCAAATCCACCTCCACCTCCACCGCCACCTGTATTTGTGCTTCCTGAAGTTGCTGTTGAATCATCGATGCTTCCTGCGCCGCCGCCACCTGTGCCACCTGTTCCAGCAGTTCCACCTTGCGATCCACCGCCGCCGCCGCCTGCATAAGTAGTTGAAGCTCCACTAATACTTGTTGTAGTTCCGTTACCGCCATTACCGCCAGCACTGCTTGATGTTGGAGCAGAGCCTTGCGCTCCACCTCCACCTCCACCGCCCCCTGCTCCTTGTGGAGCTGTATCGCCAGCGCCATCATTACCTTGAACTGGTGATGCAGTTCTTGTTCCACCTGTGCCTGTGTAACCACCACCGCCACCAGAACCACCGCTTCCACCATTTTGCTCAGTTAAACGCGATCCACCACCGCCGCCGCCTGTTGATGTAATAGTGCTAAATACACTGTTATTCCCAGCAATGCCCCTAACGGAATTTGTTGTAGCTCCAGCACCGCCAGCGCCAATTGTTAATGTGTAGTTAGTAGAAAGGGCAGGTGTTAAAGTAGTTTCTAAAGTGCCACCGCCACCAGTTGCGCCAACGCTACATCTAAGACCACCAGCACCACCGCCCCCTGCGTGCCATTTACCTCCGCCGCCGCCACCAGCGACTACTAAAAAATCAACTGTTAATGGAATTGGCGGATAACTTGAGGCAAAAATCCCGAGTATATTCATTAAGAAATATCTCCGACTACATACCAAGTATCTGTCGCTACTTTGATGCAAGAAGCAGCGGAATATTGTTCTCTCAAAGTTGGCGCACTTGAAGTAGCGCCTGTTGATGCAATTGTAGTAGTGCCTGAAGAAACTGCTTTTATTGTCGTTGTTCCTGCGCCTATTTGAATTACATTAATTATTGATCCAATAGGGAAAGCAACTGATGCGTTAGTTGGTATCAAAAAATCGTTAGCGCTTGCAACCGACATCGTTACTAACTTGTTTCTATTATCAGTTAGAACTGCGGTATAAGTGGCCGTTTGCGCGTTAAGAGTCAGCTTGGCTAAGGCATCATCAAAGCCGTTGCCTATAGTCCTCATCGCTGAAGCGCCGTCTTTTACTAGGTCGGTATCATCTGGAATGGTAATACCTAAAATTGCGGTGGTAGTCATCGTTCTCCTTTAGGCTACTATTGTAGCGTTCTGCCAGTCCAAAGTTGGACTAATTGTGTTCCAATATTCCGTTTCGGGGACTGAGTTCCAGCGGAACGCCTGAAGCGAGAATTCAATTGGGGATATATTCATAGTCAGATTCAGACTGTTTAAGCTTGCCGTCCAAGTCCAGCCTTCAACGAATCCAAGAAATGTGCCATTGACCATATTGGTAGGCAGGTTATTTATGCTCAAAGGCATCCCCATAAATACGCCTAATAAGTTGTCTCTATCAGAGTTATCTATCTCTGAGCTGGCTATTGGAAAAGTTATTTGCCTTAAGGCAAATTGAGGATAAGCTCTAATAGTTAGATAGAAGGCTGCTTGATTTTCAGCATCGCCTTGATTGCGAAGTGTGGTAGATATGGTAGAAGCTAAAAGCCCATAATCTTGAATTGAAGTGGCATCCTCATCTGTAACTTCTGCGCCTGAAGTTCCATAGCTAATAGTTATCGAATTTCGGACATCGCCAGCTCGCTTGATAATTGAAAGTCCAGGCCCTATTGAATGATTGCCATCTAAATCAACATAACCATTAGTTACTAGGTATTGGGATCTATGGGTGGAATCGGCGTAACCAATACGGCCTTGAGAATCTTCGTAAAGGTAGCCAAGACCGCTGGTAGCGAAGCGAGAAGCTAGATTATAAACTGTATCGTCTAGGCCATTTTCCGAATGAAGCTCATAATCGCCCGGAGTATCAATCTCACCCAATCCGCTATTTTCTGCATCCTGCCATTGAGTAGTTGCGTCATACCCATTCCAAGTTTCGGCAGCTGGGACTTCATTCCATTGGTCAAATAAAACTGTGCTAAGTAGTTCCTCTATGCGGTCTCCATCAAATTGATGGGCAAAGTTGCCAACATAGACGGCGCGGTTAAGTCTTGCTAAAGCTCCAACGGCGGTTATTCGGATTTGCTGACTTGTAGCAGTAGACCCTGAATTTTGAACTGTAATATTAAGGTCAGTTATAAATCCGCCAAATAAATTTACATAAGTTGCAGTTGAGTCCTGAACCTCGATTGTAACTGCGTCATTAATTTCAAATGGGACTGCTGCCTCATTAGTTTCAATAAGTGTTAAATTGCAATATCCAGCAGTTGGCTGCGAGTAAATATCTTGTCGGCCAGAAGTAATAGTCAGACCACTTAGGGTCGCGCTAGTTACTGTTGATCCATTGACTTTAACGCGATAAACAGGATTCCAAAGGGTCATAGAACTAGCTGGCTTCCCCCGCCACCCGTTCTGGCTTGAGTCTGATTAAGCGCCAAAATAACTGCTCTGGTAAATCCTTCTTCGTCAATAGCGGATGGAGCATTTACATTGACGATAACATTTCCGCGTTCTTCGCCTCGCCTAGCTGCTGCAACATCAAATCCAGATGGAATTGGGCCGCCAGTTGGATTTAATCCAGATGGAAAACTAGGCATTACTCCTGATGGAGTGGTAATTGTAGTTGAAGGCGTAACTATTGTTGGAGTCGATGGCGTAGTTGGAGTAGAAATTGTAGGTGAAGGTTTAGCTGGTGTAGGTATAAATATAGATCCAGTAGAAGTAGTAATTTGCCCACTTGTTTGCGCACTTGCACCAGTTGCCAATTTTGGAATTAATGGAATATCGGCTAATCCACCATTTACCTTATTATAACCACTAATAATTTTGTTAATGATTTCAATTACATTATTTGCCAATTCCTTAACTTCTCTTGTAACTGTTGCGACTATATTTACTATGCCAGCAATAGTTTTTCCAACTGCGACAATTGCATTGACTAAAGCGTTTTCAAAAATAGGAACGAGATAAGTTTTTACAAATGACCATAAACTTCTTAAAGTTTCCTCATTGTCCTTAAAGGCTTTAATAATAGGATCAACTGCTCGAGTCTTAGCTTCTTGAAACTTTGGAATTAATGTATTTATAAAATAATCCATTAAGCTTTTTATGATTGGCAATAATTGAGTTCCAATAGTTTCTTTAGCTTCATCGAAACCGACCTTAAGTCTTTGGATTTGGCCTTCAAAAGTATTAGCTTGGACTGTGGCTGAGCCCCCGAAGGTATCTGCAAGTTGCTTGACTGTGCCTTCTAATCCTAGTGTCTTGATTTCAGCTGAACTTAAACCCACACCTAAACGGCCTAAAGCTGAAGTATTTCCTTCGTAAGCTTTGCCGAGCGCATTAGATACCGCCTCAACGCTCTTTCCGGTTGCTGCGCTTATGTCCAAAGCTAAGGTTAATAAATCTTGGGACTTTTTAACATCTCCAGTAGCGACCGCTAGTCTTTGTAAGGCTGGGCGAAGCTGATCATCAGCAACACCAGTAGCCAAAGAAGTCTTTAATATTTGCTCTTCAACTGCTGCAATTTGCTTTTCAGTTGCCCCTGTTACATTCTGTAAAGCCGTGGCTAATCTGGCCTGAGCAGCTTCATCTTCGATAGCTGCCTTAACGCCATCAACGGCTAGCTTAACTGCATAAGTGGCAGCTGCCGCTGCTGCTGCTGCAAAAGCTACGGCTGCAACTTTGCCAAATTTCTCCATCTTGCTGCCAAAGCCTTCAACCTCTTTGGAGCCAGTATCAAGCTTCTTTTTTAAATCATCGACATCAGCAAGAATCGAGAGTTTAAGTGTTCTACTGCCAGCCATTACTTATCCCACTCTTTCAATATCTTGGAAAATGCTTCTTGCCATTTCTTAATCAATTCAGGCTGAATCTTACGAAGGGTTGGGTAGATAAAGTAGCCAGC